CCAGCAATTGTAATGATTGGTGCTACTGTATATCCAGCACCAGCATTTGTCATTTCAAGTCTAAAGATTGAAGTGACATTAGCTCTCTGAGTTGTAATGGCAACCGCAGATGCTCTTTGTCCACCATTTGGTGCATCCGAGAAAGTAATTGTTGGTGCTGAAGTAAATCCAGAACCATCATTATTCAAGAATATCTCAGTAACACGACCACTTGATACTCCAACAGTTGCCTGTGCAGTTTGTCCAATTCCAACAAGATTGATTGTTGTAATATAACCTTCATCTTTCAGTTGATTATCAACTTCGGCAATACTAGTATCAATAAACTCATTTTCATATTCAAACAGTTCACAACTCAAATCATAAGTATAAAGTTTGCCAAGTTGATAAAATGGTTTTTCATGTTCTACTCTTTTTATTTCAAACAACCTTTCTCCAAGAGGAAAATAAATCAAATCCCCTTCTTTTGGTCTTGTAATTAAATCACCAAAAGTATATTCCGTAATTTGACCTTCTCTAATACCAGAAGAAATTCCTTCAAGAAAAGGAGCAATAAATTCCTCAAATCTTTCTCTAGATAATGTAAGATTTACTTCATTCTTCAATCTTAAACCAAACTTTGTCATTATGTCGCTGTCTGGCGCATAACCATCAACATTATTTAAATATGCTTCTATAAGAAAACTATCATCAAATTTTGATGATTGAATTTCTTTGATAATATTATCGGTTTTAAATATTTTTCTTGGGAGGTAGTATACCTCTATGCCATGAATTTGTATGTGCTCATTAACCAAATCCTGCATGAGTGTTTGCTCACCTGTACTACCTTGCAAAAAATAAGAATTTAATACCATGATATTTTATCCGATGAAATCAAGAGGTGGAAGTTCATATTCAGAAGACATTCTTTGTTTTATATCGTCCAGTTCTCTTAAAGCATCATCATACAATTCTCTTCCATTAAGTTCCAATCCACCAGGGAGTTTTGCACCTCTAAACTTTAACAAGTTTTGTCCCCACTGTTTTTTAATGAGAGCAGTTAAATATTTTTTCAAAAAACTATCATTATAAACATTCGTAAATGTGTCGGGATCCAAAATTCTATGACAATCAATAATTAAAAAAGTATCTTTTTCCTGAGATTTCCAATCAATATCTAAATACAATCTATTTTGTCTTTTATTAAATCTAATTTGTTTATCAGTGCTAAGTAAAAATTCAATGTCTTCCAAATATGTTTTGACCATTGAATATTGAAGAAGTTCAATTGAATTAAACTGATACACATCATTCAAAAATAACTGATATTTAATATTAAACATTCCATCTGATAGTGTACTACTATCAAATCTAAAAACTTTTTCAATTCCAATAACCGAATCTGGAACTTGAATAAAATTAGAATTTTCAAAAAAGTTATTTGTTACAGTTGACATACCACTAACATTGGTAGTAATTCCAGATGTTGTTACAATACCTACAGTATTAGTTCCACCAACTTGAGCAGTTCCTCTATTAATATCATCCTCAGTAAGTTTATACTTGAGATACATTCTCTCAACACCATCAAAATGCCTTTCCTGAAAATATTGAAGGGCATCATCAACTAAGTCATCTAGTTGATCATCATCTATATTGATCTCTAATACTGGAGCTCCCAACTGCCTCAGTGAGTAATCAACTAATTCCTGTCTGCTTGCTGGTTTTGCCATCAGTATGTACCTCCATCGATGAGTCCGGCATCAAGTGTTCCTGTAACATTTACATTGGTAGAGAATGTTGCCACTCCAACAACATCTAATCCACCGGCAGTGATTCTTACATCATCATTGAAAGTGGAAACACCTCCAAAAGTTGATACTCCGGCAACATTTAGTTGATCTAGATTAGCACCACCAACCACATCAAGACGATTATTTGCATCTATTAAAGAACTGAAAGTTGCGACACCAGCAACATTGAGGTCATCTACTTGAGTATCACCATCAACATCTAATGTACTGTTAATATCAACAGCAGCACTAAAGGTAGATACGCCAGCAACAACTAACTCATCTAAATCTGACTGACCATCTACATCCAATCCGGCATTAATGTCAACAGCAGAACTAAAGGTAGATACACCAGCAACAACCAGTTCATCTGCATCTAATTGTCCATCTACGTCCAATCCGGCATTAATATCAACAGCAGAATTGAAGGTAGATACTCCAGCAACAACTAACTCATCTACATCTAACTGCCCGTCAATGTCTATTATGCCGTTGATATCAACAGCACCAAGAGTAGTAATTCCAGCAACATTTAATTGGTCTAAATTGGCACCACCAACAACATCTAATCTGTTGTTGGCATCTACAAGAGAACTAAAAGTTGCAACACCAGCAACATTCAGATCATCTACCTGAGTATCGCCATCTACATCTAATGTGCTATTAATATCAACCGCATTAGAGAATGTAGAAACACCAGCAACGACTAGTTCATCTAAATCTGTTTGTCCATCTACATCTAATCCTGCATCAATGTCAACCGCAGAATTGAAAGTAGAAACACCTGCAACTATTAACTCATCTACATCTAATTGACCATCAATGTCTATTATGCCATTAATATCAACAGCACCAAGGGTAGTAATCCCAGATACATTTAGTTGGTCTAGATTAGCACCACCGACTACATCAAGACGATTATTGGCATCAACGAGAGAACTAAAAGTCGCAACACCAGCAACATTCAAATCGTCTACTTGAGTATCTCCATCAACATCTAATTTTACACCAACCGATAATGTAGCACTAAATGTAGATACACCAGCAACTACAAGTTCATCTAGATCAGTCTGTCCATCTACATCTAGTCCTGCATCAATGTCAACAGCAGCATTAAATGTTGATACGCCGGAAAAGACTTGAAGTCCTGCGGCATATGTTGCAATACCGATGAAAGTTGATACACCGGTAATTTTTAAATCAGTAAATTTATTTGGAGCTACTTCAATTGCTGCTTCAATGGTTGCTGTGGTAGTAGCATCTAAAGAGGCAATATTTTGAAGTTCTCTTCCACTACTAATTACCTGTGTGGCACCTATATTGAGGGATGCCACACTCGTAATACCGGAGACATTTAATCCTCTTAAAATATCAACAGCAGCATTAATATCAATTTCATTTGAAAATGTTGCAATACCAACAACATTTAATCCATCAGCAAAATTTGCATTTTTTCCTACTGCTAAACCACCACTGATGATTACCGCACCAGTTGTGGTTGATTCTGACTGAGTAGTTCCAGAAAATGTTACAATACCTACATTTCCTGTTCCACCAGTAAATACATATCCTTCTGTCCCGTCAAGGTCGCGACCCATGACGAATTTGCTGGTGCTAGCATCCCAAATTAAAAGATTGCCATCTACCTGAGATGTTGATTCAACATCAGTTAGATTAAGTAGTCTTGATGGTGGGGCGGAGGCATTGGATAAAACGCGAATTACGTTTTGAGAACCAATTCTATCGTTTATGCTTGGCATTACCTAGTTACTCCGGCTCGTACTAATGCTGATCCTTCAACTGCTTTGAATTCTTTTCCGGCACTGGTCAGTTTTACATCATATACGTATCTTCCAGGTTTCAATGTTGCTGTTTGAGTAGATGTCAGAGATATTGAAATAATACCTTGCACATCATCAGTTACAGTAGAAGCAAAGGAGACGGCATTTGCACTTGTATAACTTTTTCTCAACATGCCTTCCGTTTCAGCACCGGTCAAAACCAATGGAGTGTTTGTTCTAGTATCTTCCAATTGAAAAGACGTATCAAAGTCGAACCCTTGCTCAATTGTTATGTTGGATACAAATACTGCCATTATTCAAAAATTATGCTGTCTTATCTTTAGATATTTATATTCTCAGAATTCATCAATAAATTTCTGAGTAGAGATTTTATCTCATCAATATCATTTTTTATATCAGAGATCTCCTTTTTTTGAAGATTTCTCTGTTCTAGTGAATTTACATATTGATTGTATGCCATAGAATCAGTGTTAATTATGGCACCACTGTTTTCATCACGATATAAATTTTGATGCCCTTTGACTTTAATCATCTTACTGCTATAGTCCTCAGTTCGCTAATTCTTGGGGGATATGCCTGATTAGTACCAGACATTACAATTTTAATTGTATATCCCGTAAATAACGGCAGTTCATTTGCAGTAAATTCATACTCTAAAAATTCATTATCTAAACTTGCTGGAACAAATTTATCTGGTAATCCACTATTTTTAGA